CTATGGCTACGTTAAACATTTGAACGGCTGTAGCAGGGTTTTGGGCAAGCAAAGCAGATGAACCTAAAGCAACCGAATGACTTCCTAATACATTTGTACCTAAAGCCTGATAACCTACCGCAACATTATTATCTGCATCAGTAATTGCATCTCCAGCTAGACTGCCAATGAGGGTGTTTTTTATGCCTGTGGTGACTGATAGTCCTGCATTATAACCAACTGCTGTGTTTTGACTGTCTGTAGCAGTCGCAAAGTTTTGACTAGCCAATGCCGCATGACCCAAAGCAGTTGAATGATGACCGTTTCTATCTGTAGTTAAGGCTTGCTCCCCAAAGGCTACATTATTACTCCCAGCTATTAAGTTAGCACCTGCAAAAGTTCCCGTTAAGACGTTGCGAATACCTGTTGTCATATCAAGACCCGCTTGATAGCCCACTGCTACGTTTCGTGAATTAGCGCCAGCATCTAATGTTTTTAATGCTTGATAACCAATAGCTGTATTGTGACCATGAGCATCTTCAGTCTTAAGTGCTTCAAATCCAATGGCTATATTACCATCCCCAGTAGTCAAAGCAGTACCCGCCTCATCGCCCACGACCACGTTGTAGTTACCGCCAGAGGCTATTGAGTTACCTGCGTTTACGCCTGCTACAAAGTTAGACGTACCAGAAGTATTTGTAGACATGCCGTCAGATACAATAATACCCGTTACGTCCACACCCGTAGAAGTCGTTGCAATCTTGGCGCTATCTGCAAAAGACAACGTAGCAGCAGCAGTTTTACCGCCAATCGCATTCACAACCGTGTCTAAAGTATCAAGATCAGTGTTGATCTTTGTACCCCAAGTGTCTTCGGATGCGCCAATCTCTGGCTTAACTAAGCTATATGCCGTTGTCGTTGAATCTGCCATGTTATTCTCCTATGCGGCCTCAGCCAGAGTTATACCTTTGCCTGAAGCAGCGCTTTATTCCGTCAATTTTGGGAAAGCGCAGTCCAGTTGCCCGGTGCGTTAGGGGCATATTGCCATATTTTCTCTGCGGGGGCAACAGGCGTCCAATCTTCTGGCGTGACAGGGATCGGCTCCCATTTCTTAACGGCACTGCAAGTCGTACTCAAAACAGTGCTAATTAAAGCACTACTTGACAGAACTCGGTTGCACGTTGCTACAGATGTTATAACGCAAACAATGTCAGCACTACTGCTGTATATTGCTTCAGCTCTGGCAGATGTACTGCAAACAGCAGATACCGTCGCAGAGGTCGGCTTAACGCGAACTGCACTAGAGCTAGTGGTTGCCGCCGCAGCTACCGTGCCAGCAGCATTGCGCTTACGAACACAGGCGGCAGACGTAGTTAAAGCGCAGGTTGACGCTGCATCGCTCTCACGAACGCGCTGGGCAGCAGATGCCGTCGTGGCGGAAGCCGCGCTAGATGCAGACGCCTCACGCACTCTGGTAGCTTCAGATGATGTCGTAGAAACGCCAACAATAATAGACGCAGTTAATCTAACGCGAACCGATGCGGCGGCGGTAGTCGTCGTAATGACAATCGTGCCAGCGCCGTCAGTGACAAAGCCATCCAGCCCGTAGTTATACGAGCCGTATGTAGCCTTGCCGTAGCCAGAACGATACTCAGCCATTAGTCTAGCGTAACGTCAAGATCACCAGATGGGAGCCTAAATACATCGCCAGTAGCAATTGCTTTACTAGCCGTTAACGCCGCGTAAGCAATTAAGTTGCCGCTGCTTGCAGCGTCAAAAACACCGACGTGCGTAACGGTGCCATAACTCGCCGTGGCGACTGGCCACTCAATCGCAGCATTGTTTGAGGCAGTGTTGCCAGAAACGGCAAACGCAACAGCCCTACGAACATAGCCGCCGCCAGAAACTTCAGTGCCGCCGCCGGGATCGGATGGCGCGCCAGTGTAAAGCGCAATATGCCACTGAGTTGGGCGCGTTGTGCTGCTCGTTGTGAAAACATAAGTTAAAACTCTGGTTTCAAATTCATTAGAAAAACTCATATTAGTACGCCTTTATTTTCATACGACGGCCAGAACCGCCAAATTTAGCTGCATCACCTGACTCGTTTATAGCATCAATTGCACTTTGATACAAAGCCGCCCAAGTCGTTAAGCGCGCATCATCCTTTAAGTAAGGAGCCGAGTGCATTAAGGAGCCATACAAGTATGCATCAGGAAAATACTGCAACAGCCAGTTAGTCGTTACGCTATCGCTCAACTCAGCAACGCGCGAGTAATAATAAAGCTCAACAGTGTAAGAGCTATCTGGACGGGGATAAACCTCCAGTTCGCCAGCAGTCAAGGCGTAATAACGCGGAGTGCCAGAAGCGTTTGCAGATTTAAATTTACGCTCAATTAACTGGAACTGACTAATCTTCTCGAGTGGGCTAGTATCGCCAGACGTAATGTAGAACCGAATGTCCTCAAGAAAGTCAGCAGGTATTGCGCTATACTGCGTGTCAAGATCAGCCGTGCTTCGTTTTTCTTGCCGCCAGTGGCGAACCTTGCGCTGCATGTTAGCCTCAGCCAGCGTGACGAAATCGCCAGCAATGGCGGTTAAGTCATCGCGGTTAAGAAAATCTGCAATGCTAGATTTTAGCTCTGCGTAAGTTGTTATTGCCATTACTGTAACAATCCTTGCTTGTATTGCTCTTCATTAGCACGTTTCTGCATTTCTTGTAAGGCTAGTAAGCCGCCGGGTTGTTGCGACCCTTGCGCCATAGCTTGCTCAACGTCCACAGCGGCTACACCAAGCATGGTTGCCGCTCCAGCAACGCCGTACCTTTTAACAATGTTTATTAACTTTTCGTCAAAGACGACAAAGTTTCTTGTGGCGTTTGCGGTTCCGCGCGATCCGGCGTCAAGGTATTTAATGCCCGGGATACCTTTTCTCTTTAATACATTCGAAAACTTTTTCTGATAATCGAACGGCGCATTAGGGTTGTGAGGCGCGGCTTCGCTGTAAGCGCCGAGAAAGTCTCTCCCCGTTGGGTCTTGAAACTGGTCGCGCGGCATATTCGCCCTAACGGCCTGCTTCGTGCCTAAAAATTTCCTCCAAGCGTCTTGAACTTTTGCAGACTGCTGACTCACAGGAACATCCCAATCAAGAAATTCATCTGGATTTGCCGCGATATTAACGTCGTACATACGGCCAGCATTAAACTCGCCAGTAGTTTTGAAGCCCTCAAGCTGCGCTATCTTATCCTTTTGGATTTGTAACTGCATATTAAAGTTTCTTTCGACCCCTTTAAAAGCGCCAGTTTGGTTTCGCTCAAGCAACCTGTCTAGTTTTTGTTGAGTCTCCAAGATTGCGCGATCAACATCGCCGCCAACACTCTCAAGAGTGCGTTGTGCGCCCGCCGGAGACCAGCCCGCCAAGTCATCCCTATACTTCTTGGCAACGTCTTCAGCCTCAGCAAAATATAGCCCGTGACCATAAACCTGAGCGCCTTCGCCAGTGCCAATCGCATCCATGCTGAATTTGTCAAAGTCGTGTGGACTTCCGTGGTATGCTTTAAAGCCAGCATCCACCTTCGGCTTCAACCGCACATTACCCAACAGCGAACCCATAGCATCCGGGTCAACCTCAACGCGCTTGGCTGTATCAAGCAAACCTCGCGCGCCAGCCTTAACAGCCTTCGCAGCCGCATCGCCAACGCCGGGTATCAGGCCAAGCACAGTCGCGCCGCCCAACAATCCGACCAGACCCCAATTAGGGTTTTCTGACGTTGCTTCCTCCCAAAGTTCCTTTGCGGCCATTGCGTCGCCAACTATCGGCGTCATTTCAGCTATAAATCGAGCCGCGTCCGCACCAGTAAAGTCACGCTCTCCAGTGCGGCGCATTTCGGCGCGCTTGGCGGATTATGCTTCACGTTCTGCGGCGCGCTTGGCGGAATATGCTTCACGCTCTGCGGCGCGGCCTGCAAGGTATTCGTCACGACTTGATGAATCAAGCAAGCCAACCATAAAAACAATCCTCTACTTTTCTGCACATTAACATAGTTTATTTAATAATACCACGTGGCCGCATATCATATATTTTCTAAGCCAGCCATGACCTTTTCCATGCGCGCAGATAGTTTCCAATGGCCAGCGCGCCAACGCGCCGCAAACTGCGCATCCTCCAAGCTAAGCCCACGTCCAACATATTGTTTAATCCAGTTGTTCATGCGGATATTTTTCATCTTAGGCGATAATTTGTAAAATGGAATAGGTTTCATGCAATACCCTTTAAATTACGCTTAATGACTTGCTTCCAACTTGACATAGAGCCAGACAAGGCAGTCGCCGCGTCAGACGCCATTGTCAAACATAAAGCGTCGGCCAGGTCAGGCGACTTTAACCCACGCTTGCGCATCTCATCCTTGCTCTCAGCTTTCATCTTACCTGACGACGTAAACGAATACCGTATCGCAGTTAATTCTGCCAGCAAACGATCATTATCCGGGAGCTTGCACGACCTATCCTCAAGCCAACCCTTTGTCTTAAACCACAACTCAGACCGCAAATTCATATGCGTCTTGCCCATCGCAGGAGCCTCGCCAACATTTATTCCCCTGACCGGCGCGCCTAACTCACGCAATCTGTCAACAACACCGCCGCCAACGCCAATGCTGTCAACAAGTATTTCGCTAGGCTGCATGCTTGTTGGCAAAGCCTCATACTCAGCCATTACACGCCCGACAGTCTGCATCAAATCTAACCCCTGCCAAGCCGTAATCTCAGTCACAACATTGCCATACCGCTTGCACAACGCAGTCTTATCAGACCCAAATCGAGCAACGTCTAAACCCCAAATTGGCTTTGAATCAGGCGTAACCTCAACATCACGTCGAATTGCGCTCTCAACCAAGTGGAACGGAATGATCGTGTCGTCATCAGCTAGCGGAAACTCGCCCTCGACACGAATGCGAAACGCGTTGCTTTCCTCGCCATATCTGGCGCGCATTTCGTCAACAAACTCTTCAGACACAAGCGGGCTGTCTATGCACGACCAGCGCCGGGTCCACCAACTGCTAGCCATCCGCGTCTGGCTTTCGTAAAACGTACCGCTGGAGCGTGTCGGGTTGCTCAGCAAAATCGTCGTCGCAGCGTGGCCAGACATAGAACCAGCAGCAGCTTCAAACACCTTCTCAGGCACGCCGCTGGCCTCGTCCACAACCAGCAACACATTCGACGAGTGAACCCCAGCCAACGCTTCTGGCGTTTCAGCGCGCGAAGTCCTAGCCGAAATAAAAGCCTCGGCCGGAGCAGCAGCCAACTCAACACGGTCAGATTTAACCGTCAACAAAACTTTAAGCTGATCCGGCAATTCGTTAATCCAGCGCTTCAACTCAGCAAACAACGCGTCAAACAACTGACCGCTGGTCGGCGCAGTCACAACAACCTTATTCGGGAAACGCAGCAAAACATACCACAGCATAGCCCAACTGGCCGACGTGGACTTGCCAGTGCCGTGACCACTGCGCACGCTCATCTTGCGCTCACCGCCAGCAATGGCGTTCAGAAACTCAGCTTGATAATCGTAAGGAGTAGCGCCCAACACTTCCTGCACAAATAAAACCGGGTCGTCGCGGTAACGCAGCACAAACTCCTCAAGTGGGTTGGCATTAGTCATCTGTGACGTCCTCAATCTCAGCGTCAATGGCCAATGCCTCGCGCTCCCGGTCAAACCTATCAATCGCGTCAAGGTCAGAATTAACTTTGCGCAAGGCGTCTAAGTGCATGTCGCTAATGGAAATCGTCACGCTCGTTTGCGGCCGGTTGCCATACCGCTCCTGATTGTACGAGCCAGCCATAAACTTGCGCCATTGCACCTTTTCACGCGTGGCAGCAATCTCGCTGGTCGTGCTTCCGCCGTCTAGCTGGTCAACCATGCCCAAACCCTCCTCAACCAGCGCGTCAGCCGCGTCAGCGCGAGCCTTGCCTAAGACGGCGGCATACTCTGGGATAGAGTTAATTGAGGTGCTAAAGTATTGCCGGTTGCATTCGTAATCAGCAGCAAATTGCGTCATAGTTTTGCCCGACGCAATCTCATTGTACAAATAGTCAGAACCGCCGCGCTTGTGTATATCTTCAAGTATGCGCTTGCGTAGCCTTCGACCCGCCATTTTGTAAACTCCCATTTTTTATAATTTTACGCTGGAAAGCATAGGTAAAGCAAGGGGTGGGGGGTAGGGGGTCATCCGTGTGTGTGAGAATATACACACGCACACCCCGGCAAAAATTCTGGCCGGGGGGGGGTCTTTTTGTTTGACCGCCAGCAAAGATGTCATAATCCGTATTATGTTAAATTTATAATGCAATGAATACAGTGGCATAGCTTTGATGAGGTAGCATGATACCATTTGGCTTAATGAATGACACATTGTTGCCACAATTAAGACAAGGTGTTGACACATTGTGATCGAGTAAGATACGCGAACATGCGCCAGCGTTGCTGTCGGTGTGTCTCGCACAGCACTTACCCCTCACGCTCACGCACAGCCCTTCTCAGTGCATGGTTTCGTCTGGCATGATGTCATCATCAGCTAAACCTATTAGGCACTCAGCGAGGCTCTGCATCACTAGGTCTATGCTTACGCCATCGTTTAGACGTTCCTCAACATAATTTGACATCTCCATCAGCTCGTCTTCGCTTTGCTCATCATCGCAGCATAACAAGTCAAGTCTAAGGTTAATTCTGTAAGCCATGCCGCCTCTCAATCAAAAAAGGTCACACACCAGCTTATTGATGTGTGACCAGTTAAGCGGGCTGAAACTGTGCTTAGAGCAGACCAGCACAGCCGGGAGAAAGCCCACTGTGGTTAATGTAATCTGACACAGCCAGCGTTGGCAACCCTGCTATTCCGACGCCATCTCCCCGGCTAACGCTGCATAGCCACAAATATCTACGAAGTTATCTATGTGCGGGATCGCTGACCCGCCCTTGCTGCGGCTGACCTTCATCAGCACGAGCATTGCCGCCACGTCAACTGGGCTGATCTCTAAGTTCAGATACGTTGACCAGAACGCAGCTATGCGACCGTGCGACGTTGCGCTGTCTCCGTATGTATCGTGTCGATCCTTGCTAATTAAATCGCAGGCTGTCTGTAATATTTCGTCACGCTTCATTTGTCTTCCCCTCAATCATTTCCAAATAATATTTCGTCGTCATAAATCTTGACGTTTACAATCTTAGCCTCTGGGAACTCATTCGTCACAGCCGCCATCATCTCGTCTGTGTGTGCGCTTAGGACGGCGCAAATGTCAGATATGTGATACACTGCCCAAGTCGGCCTAGCGTCACGAACGGCTCCGACATCGCCACTGGCTAGAAAGCAATATATCTTCCCGCCCCACTCCGCAATATGCCCATCAACTTGTGGCGGCTTAAAGCCATCCTGCCTAGCCTTCACGTTCATCACCTTGAGCGCCTTAATCAAGCTGGCGGCCAACTCTGC